GCCATAGTTGACTCTTGTAATTCTTTAGATTTGTAATAAAAGGTTTCGATATATTTTGTATAATCAAAATCCTTTGAAATCATATTTTTATTAATATCTTTAGAAGATTGGATTACTGTTAATCTTTCGATTTTCTTCCGAAGTCGGGTTAAAAATTTTATTAAATTTTTATCCCAAACGACTTCTCTTTTCCCAAAAGGCTTAATATTTAATCTCTTGGCTAGCTTAGAGATTTTATAAAAAGCTGTAGAATGGTCATTTATAGAGTTTAGAGTACGAACATCGTAATCAACCGCTGGTTCATTCTCCCTTTCTTTTCTTACTAAATCAGCAGTCTCTTTAAGAGACCTCGCTAGTTCAGCAGGATCGAAATCTGGAGATGATGAAATGGATTTAAGTTTTAACTTATTATCCTCATCGATTGATGGTTGTACATAAGAAGAATAGGCTAATCAGGGATTAACCTTTATAAACTTCTTATTAATAATACCCTCTAGACTATCAAAATGATCATGAAAAAGTTTAAGCAAAATTTTACCTTTGTCTCTTTCAATTTTAAAACTACCATCTAAATATTCTTTTCCAAGAAGTTTTTCTGAATCAGAAAGAACTTTATTAAATAAAGGACGATAAAGAATTAGGATATCAAGTAAACATGGTTGTCTATAACGGACAAGCATAGAATAATGATAGTCTAATTCAGTTCTTATAATTAATGGTTCTTTTAATACCCTACGTTGACCCTTAAGATTAAAGGTTAAACAAGGTATCCTGACTTCTAATAAACCTTCTTTATTTTCAAAAAATCAATAACTTATTGGTTTTGAAGAAAAATAAATATAAAAAGAATATAAAGAATCAAGTGGAATGGCATCTTCAAATAATCTGTCATAAGGCAGAGTTAAAGAAGATGTCGTTTCAGAATAGGGATAATTATAAATGTTATGATAAATATCAAACAAGTTATCTTTAGATTCAGGATGCTTAGAAAATAATTTAGAAAGTTTATATTTTTCCAACATAAGTTGGTAAATATTAATCAAACTGGTAAATTTTCCTTTAACTATATCATATATCTGCTTATAATATGATGGGGAAAGAAGAAAAAGAAAAGATAAATCAGCATGATCCTTTTTAGGAAGCATCTGGCTATAGATAGTGGGGAGCGAGAGGAGCTCCCTAAACGTGATACGTAACGATTTGTTTATATCATTAAATAAATTATTGATAAAAACTAATAAAAGACTTTGATTGTCAAATTCAAAGAAGAGTTGCATTGGTGTGTAAACACTATTACCAACTTTCTTTGGATCTAATATCAAAGATCTCGTTACGAAACCCAAAAGAGACTTTCTGGCAGAGCC